GCCATGCCATGAAGGGCCACCTTCACGCATAGAAGGAAAGCGACCAACACGCATAGTACACGCATCAATAATACTCTTAGGTATTTCTCTGGCTTCGTTAATCCAGATGCCAGTAAGTTCCAAAGAAAGAAGTTTCTTAACATCTTCTGGCCTGTCAAGCGCAAGGAAGATAACTTCAAGCTCAAGGTCTGCTTGTCTAATCCAATGAGTGTATGGCACTGACCAGTGAAACTTTCCCCACTCATCTTCTGGGAACCAGTCAAGCCATGTCTTGATTGTGGTCGTTCTGAGTTGCGGGTTTGTGTTTCTAATAATCGCCCAACGACTACGCCTAACACCATCTTTGTTTGGTTTCTGCTGTAAAGCTCTGCGGAATACTTCAACGCAACAGCCAACAGATTTGCCAGAACCTACTGGCCCACGGATGCCACGAAAGAATGTATCGTCCTTCATAAACCCTTTGAGGACTTCCCCATCGGGCTTGTACTTAAAGTTGGTCAATGTTGTCCCTGCCAAACTTAATCATTCGCTCTACAACCTCTGGGCCTATAGTAGAAATAACCTTGTCGGCTTCTCTGTCTGTTTGAAATGCTGTAGGATGGTAAGCAAGGTGAACCTTCTTAACCACCGCCCGTAGAACCTCACGCTCTTTAGCATTAATGGTGTGCATAAAACTCATGTACGATATGCCTTTGTCTTTTTAATAAGGCTCTTAGGCTGACGAGAAAACTGTTTACCCTTGCGAGTATCTTCTCTCTTTGCCTTGGTTGTTCTTGCATACTCAGAGGCTGATAAAGACTTAATGGCCTTCTCAGGTAAGTAACGCTCACCAGTAGCCTTCGGCCCTTGAGTGCTAGGCTTGCCAGACTTAGTGCGCCACTTCTGCTCAGTCCATTTCTTTAAAGACTTCTGAGGAGCTTTCACGATGTGTAACCCCCACCGTTTGCCTTATATTGTTTTGCCAGCATTTGTGCTTTTCTTGCCGACCATTGACCCGCGTTGCCGCCCTTTGTTCCCGACTTTATTCTGTTGAACAGGCTTTTCCGCATCTTTGGTTTGGTGTAATTCCCTGCCGCGTTGACCGCCATCTTTAGACTCCTCTTTACCAGCGTTCTCAATAAATGTGTATTGCATATCAGGAACGGCTACAAGTCTGCGTGAGTCAGGCATGTAAGTAGCCCCAGACAAAATACGTCCATCAGGCATCTTAATCGTTGGCCCCTCATAAGGAGTGCCATCAGTAAATGTATATTTCATTATTTCTTGCCCATCTTTAGTTTAATAAGAGACTTGGCTTTCTTAGCGGCCTTCTTGCCAGCCTTAGTGTATGGATACTTCTTCCCAGCTACGTTTGGCATTATGCTCTATCCTTCTTTGTTTTGTTACGCTTGGAAATAAGGGAGCCTTTCTTTACAGCGTCAGCCTTACTACTAGCCCCCCACGCTCTTAGGCTTAGAAGGAGTCTGGTCGGTTTCCCATCCTTGTCTTTCTCTGGCCCCCTCATGTTGCCCATCCTCTGAAGAAAAGAAGCTCTGCGTGGATTGTCTCCACTCTTGACGGGAGCCTTCAGTGTTCCTTGCTTGTAAGATGCGCGACCTTTGGCGTTCAACCCACCTTCGGGATTCTTGCCCTCTTTTCTTGTCCATGCTGGTGTTACCTTGCTCATACTAAATAATTTCCTGATGATGGTGTAGGAGTGCTCATGTTACTAAATGTAACGCCAGTGCCACTAGGGTTCTCATCACTTTGACCACCACCAAAGCTAACTAAAGACTTAGCCTTGTTCCTAGCACGAATCTTTGCATTCTTACTCTTATTAGCATCACTCAATTCATACTTGCTAACTATTTCCTCATTGCTGGTATCCCTCGGCCCAACATCAGGATAACTAACTGCACTACCACCACCTATACACATAACGCACCTCTCAGCTAAAAAAAATTATCACACACGCATAGAGCTTTTTTTACCTAGCATGTTTGTGAATGACCCCTATGGCTACCCACCAGCAAAGTTTTGAACCCCTCCCCCGTCAGCCAAGGTCTATAGACACCTTAATTTCCCCAGCGTGTAAATGCATAGACTTATCTACTGGCTTAAACCCAGCCCTATCTAATATATCCTTACTGGCTTCAAGCTGTACATACTCAGACCTAGCACCTTGGCTTAGCCCTAACAAACGATGCGCGGCCTTCGTAGCACTAAGTCCCAATGCTTCACTCACTGCTGTCATCATATACGCCTGTACATGCGGTAGCTTCAAAGCCTTACTGGCTGTCACTCTGCCAGCTTCACCAGTGGCATACCCTGCCGCTTGGGATGCATCCTTGATGCTACACCCAGTTGCTACGAGCGTATCTACCAAGGCACGCTGTTTATCGGTTATCTTCACAAGCCCTGTCATATCATTCCTTACCAAGTGAACCCCCCCTGACCCCCCCTTTATCGGTCTATAAACTGCCTCTTGTCAACGCACAAATAATAACAAACGAATAACAAAGGTAATAACAAAGAGCCTTGATATGAAGAGCATTTACTTCATCTTCTGGCATCAACCATTAAGAGTTACTAGCTTAGTCAGTTCTCCAGATGTTCGGTCTGCGCTTGCCCTCGACAGACACATTAGCCAAATCACAGTCATGCAAAGCCATCAAATGCTTCCGTCTTGTAGGGTCATATTCGCAAGGGCGAATATGGCTTTTAGATAGAGGTCGCCTTCGCTCCCATGGCAACGTTCGTGTGCACATTTGACAACTTTGCCTGTCAGTGATTGTGGATGTGTCATAAGTCGAGGGCAGTCTTCGACAGAACAAGGAGAACTAAAATGACTAAGCAAGTAACACTAAATGGTTTCGCAAAAGATATCGCTAATGCTCTTCCTCTCAAGGATAGAACTACACAATCATCAGTAAGATACTTCATCAACAAGTTCATTGATGACTGTGAATACAACATCAAACAGAAAGAGAAAAACATCTCACTAATTAACGCAGATGCTGAAGAGCTAATCAAAAATCCAGACGGCTCAAGCACCGTTGGTGCACCGCACTTCAACGAAGACCAGTTGACCAAGCTGATGCAAGACTGTGAATGGAACGAACAGCAAATCAAAATTGCACAGTCCATGATTGACGTTTTGGTTGCAAACAGAGACCATATCTTCCCCGAAGAAACCAACGCCAAGACTAAGTCAGACGCATTGGCTTACTTCAAGAAGAGGGCGTAAGCCCTCTTCGGAGAGGCTCAGCACCAAGCTGGGCCTTTCCAACCCGCCTTCGGCGGGGCTTGCAACTACCCAAATCTAGTGCGGCGCACTCACCCATAAACATACAATCATCATTTTAATTCATCATTAACAGAATTTCTATTGTTGCAATCTGCACCTATTAAATATATACTGCATGTACGCAGTAAAGGAGAACTAATATGCAACGCATACTCACACCAATCTTATTCACACTATGCATGATGTATATTCTTGCATGGACAAGCATCATATCAGATTTAACTGGCATCAAACAGTTAAGCATCTGGTATGCAATCGCCTACTTCGGTGGGGCTAACATCTAAGGAGAACTACAATGGATGGAGTAACAGTAATAGGAAAAAGTTTAGCTGTAGATAACTGGTCTTTCCCAGTAGAAACAGTGAACCTTACAGCAAGCAAGGACAATGACTGTAACTTGTATGATGTGCCGCAATCAATGGCACGAGCTATCATGCGTACAGATACTAATGAAGTGCTTGGTGTTCACGGTTCTAAATACAAAGCAATCATGCATGATGATGTAGTCAACTCAATTATGGATGCAGTGCAAGACTCAGGTATATCTAAAGACTATGATACCAACATAGAACTGTTTGATAATGGCGCAAAGTTACGCGGCACTATCAACTTCAATGACTTAGTAATCGAGCCATCAATAAATGATTACGTTAGATTCCAAGTTAAATTCTACAACTCATACGATGGTAGCTGGGCATTCCAACAGCAAGCACAGGGTCTTAGATTATGGTGCCTCAATGGTTGTACTCATGCAGATACAGTTGCAAATACATGGGCTAAGCATACTACAAATGTAAATGTAAAAGGTTCAGCTAGTAAAATACAACTAGGTTTAAGCTCATTCTTCAACACCAAAGATAAATACTTAGAATGGAAAGCAACACCTGTGTCACATGAGACAGCAGAGAACTTCTTCAAGTTTCATATCTGTAAAGTTAAAAGCAACACGACTGAAAATAAGTTTAACAATCGTGCGCTTGATACACTCATGTCATGTTGGAGAGCAGATGCAAAGAACCTCGGTGAAAACAAATGGGCATTGTATAATGCATGTACTTACTGGGCTAGTCACACTGACGAGTCACGCTCACCTGCAAACACCCAAAGGCTTAGAGAAAACCAGTTATCTAAAGCCTTCAAGTCTGACTACTGGTTAGCATAAGGAGAACTAATATGAATATCGCAACACTTGATGAAGTATTACTCAGCCTCGAATCAATCAAAACTAAACTTGATGAAGGTCTGATGGAATTGAATGAAGTAACTTTAGATAGAGATGAGGTTATACAAGTTGCAGAAGAAGTAATGCATGACCTCATTGATGAACGCATCAACGATTGGATGAATGAAAACTTAGCTGAGTTAATCAGTGACCGCATTCAAATCACAGTAGATATATCTTAACAGGGAGAATCATATGTCATATCTCAAAGAACTTAATCAGCTTGTTGTTTATATGGAAAAGTTTTCTGCACGATTAGATGCAGAGAACTCAGTCAATAGACACATGGTTGCAGTAAGCCTAGACAATATTAAGAAATTGCAGTCACAATATTATGAGGTGCTGAAGTATGACTCATTAGATGACGAGCCATAC